GTTACAGTGGTGGCTTCATCTGGTGTAGTGTCACTCGCAGTCAACGTAAAGTTTTGAGGATCAGTCAGTGTAGTGATTGGATCAAGCGCAACAGTTGGACCTGCCAAACTAGTTCTTCTAACCGTAGTAAGAAAACTTCTATTAGATTCTTCTGTAAGATTGTCGCCAAGTGTTACATATGTTACCTCTACAGATTCACCGGAATCTGGTCCTATGATCTCTTTATCTGCACCTCCTACATATTGTGTACCAATAGAACTCGGCGTAAGACGTATAAACAATGGTTCGGGTGCACCAACATCGGTTGCTGTAATTGTAAGTACCAAATTTTCATCTTCTGTAACCGTTGCGGGCATAGTTAGTGAGTATGTTTGCTGACTAGTATCTTGAACTACAACACCCGCGCTTTCACCAATAATTGCAAACACACCTGATCCTGGTGCTGTCTCTTCTCCTACCACAACAGTAAAGGTTTCTGAGCCTTCTGTTTTAAAATCATTTGCAATAGCAAGAGATACTTGTCCGGCACTGCTAGTGATTGTCAAGTCTACGGGTGCCGAAACGTTTGAGTATCCCGAGTCAAAGTCTGAAGACGTGACATTAGTGCCAGCAATCCAATACTTGTAAACACCACCACTTCCTGTGTCTTGATAAGTTCCACCTAGTGTTACATCCACAGTGATCGTATCGCCTTCTTCAGGAGCCAAATCACTTGGAGTTATGGTAACCGAGTTAGATGTGCCCGCGATGATTCTATTACCTTCTGCTAATTCAGTGCCGCCTGTGGCTTGATCATATACAAATATCTGATAGAAGTTATCCGCAGTATCACCGTCGGCAGTATAAGCAGTTGGATTCGTAACAGTTCCAGTACCACCTGATACTGTGACTGCAAGTCTGCTGCCATTTCTGGGTGGAGTACCTACCCAGTCAGCATCGTCAGTGTCAATATCATTGATATAAAAGTAAACTGTCCCGTCAGGAATATTTTGACCACCCACTGTGTAAGTAACAGCACCACCGTCTTGACCTACGGCAGGACTGCCGGTGATCGTGTAGGCGGGTGGTCCATCGTTAACAGTGAATGACTCGTTGTCTGAAATTTGAAAACCAGCGTCTAAATTATTATCTGTTGCAGTAAACGTACCCGCAGTAGGGCTTTCGTAAGTGTCCGTTGCGCTAACAGGAATAGAAGTAACCGCAGTTGATCCACCTAGACCGTCATCTATCATGGTGACTGAGCCTGTAAGATCAGCGGTTGCGATACGACCGTCAGATACCACGGCACCTGTAATCGCATAATCAATATCTTTGCCTACATTATAACCGCCTGAGGTGATTGTAATCTCTAAGTTGTTACCCTCAATAACTGTCACACCTGGTGCTACGGTAAGTGTGGGTACTACCTGTGTAAGATACTGAACACGAGAAACTTTTTCAATGTTGTTCTCATTCAGAAGTTTGATAACATAGTTGCTGTTTGACTGAGGATCACCATCTACTCGGCTTTTTATCTGAAACGAACCTGTACTGCCTGTTATCGTAACATCTTGTGCTGTGCCAGGTGATGTTGGTATTGTCGTTTCAAAGTTGGTTTGATCGGTTGTACTAACTCCAAAATCAACATACCATTTAAGAACAGCACTGCCAGCATTGGGCACATTTGTTCCGTTAATGGTAAATGTTACATTGTCACCTTCATCTGAGGTATCGCCGGCTTCTACGGTTTGATCGGGTGCATCTGTTGATATAGTATATGAAGGAATAAGATCCGTTATCGTAAGAGGGAAGTTATCAATAGCACGACCATCACCGTCTTCAATGTAGACTGTAAACGTCTCATCACCTTCGGCTATCGCTGTCTCGGCATCAATGACAGAGACCACTGAGAACATACCACTTGACCCATTGATCTCAAAGTATTGTTTGTTATTCGCATCAGGTAAACCTGTTGTTTGATCATACGAGTTAATGCCGAAGTCAGCATCATTTGTCGTACCGTGTACTCCATACCAATAGAGTGCGTCTATGCCATCAGGCACATTTGTTCCTGTAATGGTAAAGACGAAATCAGTGCCTTCGTTCTGTGTGGTTGCATTTACGCTGGCCGAATAAACGGGCGTGTTGTATGTGAGTAATGCGTCATTGAGTGCTTGAATATCAACCGCAACATCATCAACAATGAACACCTCACCGCCAAGATACATTCCTGCAGGATGAACAAACAGTTTAAACGTTTCTCGCCACTTCGCAATAGGAACACCCACACGAACCAAAAGCGCAAACGTTTGATATAACTTGTCATCTGTGATATACTTGAGAGAGTCAGCACCGATCTGTGAATCTGTTTCACCTATCTTAAAGACATTCTCTTTTGGATACAATACTTCAACGTCTTCACCATAAAAAGATCTAAAGAACCATTCTATCGCAAACTTACTACCCTTTGATCTAAACAGTGTGTTGGAAAAGTTTGCTGCCGCTCGGAGTTCAGTATCGTTTGAACCAAACTTCTGAAAATAGGATTCGCCTAAAAGTAATTCGTCCTCAATATAAGTGAGAAGAGTGATGTCGGTTTCATTAATATCACGAGTTGCAAATAAGTGATTGAGCAATTCTGTAGACTCGTTCTGATCCTGAAACTCATAATACTTCTTTAACAGAGTAATGAATTTTGGATATAACGCCGCAAAATGCTCAGGCAATATATTGCCAATAGCCGGCTCTCTCAGGTTGAGAGAGCGTCTGCGTTTATTAACAAATCTTTCGTGTGACATAATTTATACTATGTTAATGGTATTACCCATACCAGAATGAGCAGTACACTGATAATACAAGGTTGGCGGAGCACTCATTGGTACTTTAAACTGTGTGATGCCAACTTGACTTGTGCCAGATATTACTGAAACACCTGTTGTGTAAGCCGCACCTGCATTACTTACTCTGATCTCAAATGGATGACCCGAATGATTGTGATCGAATCTATATGTATCACCTCGCCTCAGGTAAAGTATAGGATCGTTTTCGCTTGTAGGGAACCAAACATTTCCTGTATCAGACAGAACGTAATCAGTTGATCCGTTGTTCGTGACATTAAACGAATACTGTACGCCGGTGCCTACCGACATACTAATGTCTGAGTCTGCACCTAGCAACAGTCTACTGCCTGAAGCAGACAGATGCATCGCGTCTAATCCTGGATTCACCCGAATGTTTGAGTTAACTTTTGTGCCATTACCTCCACTGGTACTACCACTAAACATGAGATAGTTTACTGAGTTGGCAGTGTCAGCAGTTACTGCAACGTTGGTTGCCGTTGTTGCTGTTATTGCGTCAACATCTGTGAGTGATGCACCGCCTCCTGAGAATTGTGGAGAAAATAGTGTGCCGCCGTCGGTAGTCGTGTTATACGTGAGATCTGTGATACAACCCACACTGTCTTGACCTGTTGAGGTTTCCCTCATCATAAGATAGTTAACACCATCTTCGGGAACCTTAGCAGTCGTCTGTTGAGCGTAAGTAACACCCATCGCTCCAAACAAAGCATTGCCGGGATCTTGCAAGATCGCATTGATAGGATCATACAAAAGATTGTTATCTGTTAACGCACTATCTGCTAAAGGATTCACACCACTGCCTGTGGTTTCAACCATCGTGAGATAATGAAGACTTGACAATGTTGCCTGTTTCGTATATATTTTAGTCGCTTCGGTTACTGTGGCACTCGCAGTGACATTTGTTAACAGACTACCATCACCTGAAAAGAAAGGTGCAGAAAATACTTCAGTGACGGTATTGTAATTGACTAGTGAGTTTGTATTTACACTATCTACTCCATCTAATAAACCAGACATGAGGGGATAGTAAGTGCCAGCGTCTGTTTGTGCTACTTCTTGAAACTTACTGACTCGTGCATGATCCGCACTATCTGCATTTACATTTATAAGAAGCGAACCATCGCCAGCGAATAAAGGTGAATATAATGCTTCAGTGTTTTTATCAAAATAAACCGCAGGGTCTGTATTAACACTATCTTCGCCTGTTTGTATTGGCGACATGGTTATAAAGTAATTTTGTGCGTCAACCAAAGTTGCTACTTCTTGAAACTTACTGACTCGGGCATGATCGGCAGAATCAGAACGGAGAGCAAACTGAATATCGGTAATATTACGGCCATCACCAGATGCAACACCTCCCCAGAAAATATTATCTCTAACAGTAAGATCACTGTCAATAACAGTATCACCTAAAATTCTGAGACCACATATGCCATCGGCGTCTACCGAGTCTCGGGCACAATTAATAGTGCTTGCTTCTAAATCAGAAATATCAACGCCATTGATTGTACCCGTGACCGTAAGATCACCCGTGACTGTAGATCCACTAGGATCATCATCAATGTTTTGGTTTGCGAGATCTCGGAGTGCCTGAAGAGTGGTTCTCTTCGTAATAGCAGTAATAGGTGGTCCGACATCAACGTCATTGACGATGATTTCATCTTCCAATCCTAGAGGGGGCACCGTTGTCCCGTCTATCAAATTTAAACCTGAAATTTTTATGTCTGCCATTGTACCTGATCTCGTTTCTTTGGTTTATTTATATCGGTTACGTTATGGTAACAGTAACGATTGCTGTTTCTGAAATACCTTGTTCTGGTGATGCACGATAGATAAAGGTATCTTGCCCAGTGTATCCTGGATTAGGTGTATATGTGTATGTGCCAGCGGAAGCATCTAGTACGACCACAGATCCGTTAGATGGTTGTCCACCTACAGCAACAGAGAATACTGTATTGCCTGCTTGCCAAGTATCATTGCCACTCACTGTGATATCAACTGGTGTGTCAACAGTGGTTGAGGCACTGACTGCATATGCATCTTGGACTGGATCAACTGTGATGGATATGGGGAAATATTTCGCACCCCAATCGCCTAGAACACTCACATTAAATGAGTCTGTTCCGTTCCAATCTGGATTAGATTGATAACTCCAAGTACCTTTCGCAGTAATAATACCTTCGTTGTTTGTAGTCAGCGTTTGATATTCCGCCGAAGCAGTTCCATTTTGTGGATCACTCACTGTAAATGACGTGGGTGTTCCTGGAATATTTACAATAGTGAACGGCGCCACATACTGTGCGTTATCTTCAGAAAGATTCAAACTCAAAGGACTGGCTGTCCATGCACTATCAGTACATGTCTTGACAAACAATTCTTCGTCTGTGCCGCCGTCTAGATTCAAAAAGTTTACACACGCTTCTTCAATAATCTTAGAACCATCTGCAATTGACTTGTACAGGTATAGTTTCATGTCAAAGTCCATCGTGTATATGATAGACCGCCTGCTCTCTAAAGGCGCTTCATAATCATCTGAGAACGTAATACCTGTCATGGTAATAGGCGAATCCTCTACAACATCAAAGTCGTTGAGTGGCTTGATTGTCACTGTGTAATTTGGTGTAAAATAAGGAAGAATCTGTTCAACAATCTGCAAGGCATCATCTTGTGTCTTGGCATATGCATTCAACTGAAACGATATAATGTAAGGAACAGGAGTGTATAACTTACTAGCGCCATCGCCATAGTTATCAGGAAACACTACACATGAATTTGTCCGAGGCATTTGTCGCGCGGCATCATACTGCATGGCTAATATCTCAAAAGAAAGCCTGGGTAATTTTAAAGCAATCTGTCTCTCAGCGTTTTCGCCATCGTTCATTGCATCAATACGTGCTACAAAATCTCTCTTAGGAGAGTATGACAAAGGTACTTTGACTTGTGATAATGAGTTACCTGCGGCGTCTTTTCTTACCACATATATGTCATTGAACAATGATCCAAAAACAGCAACGGCTTTTCTAATTCGCTGATGATAAAAATGAGTACCAAACATTATGGATCTCCGAACGGATTAGATTCTGAAAAATCAATAAAATTGATCTCTCCACCTTCTAGTGTTGTATCAAAGGCAGTATTCATAGCACTGTCTTGTAGATCTTCTCCTATAGCATTAGGCGTACCAGTAGCACCTGATGTTGAACCAACCATAGGAGCGGTAGTGGTCCACTCATGATACTCACCGTCTGAAGCACCTCCAGTGTGAGCAACATATATCTTCTTAGCCGATGGATTTGAATTGTCTATTTTGACAATCTCACCGGTGAGAGTAAACGAATCATTTGTTTGAGTCACAGTCTCATTAAATGCAAACGCACCCGTGACTGATGGGAATGTAAACACGGTCTGAAACGCATGATCTCCCTCAACATTATCAATTGCTTGTACACCCGTATCAAAGTCTTCGTCGTTGTACTCAAACAATTCTGCACGAATCTTAAACACTGGTATATCTTTTAACTGATAGAAAGGTGATTCGTCTTCTACCTTCGTGATCTCAAATATAGAGTTAGAAAGTGGAAGAGAAATCAAATCTCCTTCGCGAGGCCTATAAAACTGGCCGCCGGGTTCTAATGTCTGTTCATACTTAGAAACGGTTGACAAAAATCTCCTACGTGATACAATAAAGGTAGCGGCATCACGAATCTCTACACCAAACTTAGTGAACAGATCTCCTTCTCCGTCAAAGCCTTCGGTATTCTCAATATACATTTCCAGTTTATATGCATCATCAAACCGTGATACATTATCATCCTGGAATATAGAATCTTTATTGACCATCTCTCTTGGCATATAATAGACATCTTGTCCATATATTTTGAGAGATTCAATAATCAGATCTTCATAGAGTTCTTGCTCTGAGTATCTGCCTTGAGTAAAATAGAGATTAGTAGCCATGCATTAACCCATGAAAAAATCTGGTGGAAATTCGTTTTCATTACGTAATTTTTCTTCCAGTTTTTCTAGTTCTGCTGTAGCATCGTCATAGTATTGACGACCGTTTAATTGCACACCACCTGGTAAAGTCATGCCTTCAAATTTCATCATGTTACCACCCCACTGTTGTTTGATCAACTGTGTGGTATAGTCTTTGAGAAATTTGTCGTTCCAAACGTCAGCGAATGATGCGGGATCAACAAGTGACAAACACTCCGCAATGATGTAATCACCTACGGCTAAATTGTTATACTGATTAGGAGCCCATTCGCCAAAAATATATAATCTATTCTGATGCCTTGAAAAATTAACTCGTGGCTCACCGTCTAGAATATCAGCAATAAATTCTAAATACTGTTCCATCTGATAGTAATACGATAAACCACCCGCAAAGTTCATAAAGTCGCCCATGCTGTTCAACATCATCTGATACTTAATATCAAACATGTTGGTACTACCAAAGGTCTTGCTAAATGGATATACTTTGGTAAGATACAGCACTGTGTTTGGAATAGTAATGTATTCATTTGTTACATCATCGGCTGTTATCTGATGCTTAATATAAGTGGTAAAAGTAGCGTCGGCATGATACTCTTGAAACATCTGAAGCGCATCATCAACTTTATCTTCAAGTTGATCATCGTCTACATTAATTTCAAGAACAGGCGAACCTAATCTCCGCAAGCAGAAATCAACTAGTTCTTGTCTTGTTGTGGGCGATGCCATGTAAATGTCTCCGGTTTATGTTTATTTATACGACTCGGCGCCACGTTCGGGCAGTTCTTTGTCTAGGGTATGCGACACCTGATGAGGGTCTTGCAAGATGTATATTCTTTGTTTCTATTCTGCCAGACTGTGGGCGAATATCACCAATAGACATAGCCACACGTGGTGATTCAGTCGATTCAAAACAAAACGCATTAGGCCAATCGTTGCCTAAATCTCCACATTCATTTTCTGCTAATGTTCGACTTCTCATCACCATATAGTCATATAGTTGTGCGGGTGTCATATCAGGAAAACGTTCTAGTATGCAAGCAAGTTGCCCGGTGAGCATCGGTGCACCCGCCGAAGTACCATTAAATGTTCTAAGAGTATAACTTGCGTTTCGAGGATCAGCGACCTGCCCACCGTTTCCATTGTAACCCGCGGTGACACCATCGGCAAATGTATAGAAGTCTACACCTAATCCACAATTTGAATAAGACACCCGACACTCGCCTTGACCTGCACTACCGCCGGCTCTCAGTCTTGATTTTGTGCTGAGTGTTCCAACAATGTAACATCCTTTTTGGTCGGTACCAAAAGAGCGCGACTTCCAGTTTTGTGTTGTCGCATCTTGTAGTGTAACAGTATTGTTTGTGTGTTCAGTGGTGTTTGTGAAAGCCATTAATGTGTTATCATTACTAGCCGAGATAACAACATGAATGCCATCGTTGATACAGTCTTCGACATCTGCAATAACAAAGTCAATGAAACTGTTACTACCATTAGTGCCCATTACCGAATAAAAATATCGATTCCCGGCGCTGCCGACTATATCGCCTACGCCAGCCAATTGAGCATCTTCGACTTGTTGATTCGTCATTGGGTTGATACCATCGCCATAAGTAACACCACGATTTGTGGCTTGTACAGGCCATGTGTTATCACCTTCTGAAAACAGTTCACTAAAACCAGTGCTACAATTAATGATAGTAGGATTCTTAAATCCTGTTGCTTGGTTTACCGTCTTTGCATTGTGCCACGCTCGAATATAATCGAAGTCAGTGTAATTAGGATAGCCATCTGGGGAACTGAAATTGCCGTAGTCTAGTTGACTGGCAGTATACGGATCAAACGAATATATGTTTGCGCCCGGCGCCAGACCCAGCGTTGAGCCAGCGGCACATGTTGAAACCGAAGCGCCGTGTTGCCTTTGTCTGCTTATATCACTATTGCCTGAAGTGTATGGGCTGTACACATAATCCTGTGCTAAGAAATAATCAGAAGAACCAAAAGCCTCATAACCCTGTACAGTGGTCGTGTATAGATTCCAGTTAATCTCGTTAACTCGTGAGCCGCCCGTACCATCTGCGTTAATCTGTAAGTCTGGCATGTTAGGATCTGGATGCCCATCTTTAACCACAATGTCAACGTGCTTACCAGTCTCGGTGAATGTCTCACTACTGGTATATTTTTCACCCGTTACCTGATCAGGATTTAAAAAGTCATCTGCCCAGTTGTCGATAATAGACTCGTTGCCTTCGTATGTGTTTCTAGAACGCCATGTGCCCCAATTCTTTGATTGTGAATCATTGGGTGGTTCGTTTGCGCCTTTGTCATACTCAAAGTCTGTACGAGTAAATGCGGTGGGTTTCATTTCTGGGCGATCTGACCAACGAGCAACTTGTCTTACACGAGAATCAGCCTTGACTGCGGCCGCCTCTTCTGATGTGAGCATGTACATAGTTGTTCGCGACAAAGGTCTGCGACAACAGATATCGATAGCACGTTCTAAAATACCGCCAGTTGTCTCCATGTCCGCATAGAAAGTATCTAGGTCATCATGGCTATGTAATAAAACCAGATATTCTTCCATTATGCTTCCAGTGCGAGCAAGGTGAGCGTTACTGTGATTGCTCTTGCACCACCACTAAGATTGGTAACTCTCGCATGAACGGTTGTTCCCGTGTCAAGCCAACCTATGACGCCGGGTGACATCTTGATCACCTGGTTACCTGTGGTAATAATCTCTGCTACAACACCAGCATCGGGCGCAGGATCGTCTGTAATTAATCGTGAGGCGTCTGCTGTTCTTGATGCGGTGTCTGTATACAATCGCACCCATGATGCATCATTTGATTGAATCTTGAGAAGTGCATAAGTAGGTGCACCACCAGTAATGTCTAAGTCTGCTGAGTTGTTATCTGATATCGTACCTGTTGTGCCAATAATAGTAGATCGTGTACTGAGTGCACCGGTTACTCCAGGAATGGTTACTGTGACATCATCGCCGCTGTTTGTTGCAGTAACACCAGTACCAACAAAGTTGAACGAGGTCGTACCAGTCGTAAGACTTGAGCCCTCATCTGAAGTTGTGATGCTAGAGCCACCACCGCCCGTCTGATTTACAAATGAGAAGTTACCTGCGCCATCTGTCTGGAGAACTTGTCCGTTCGTGCCATCGCTTGCAACATCTGTCAGATTTAGAAGTGATAACTCAGGAGGAGTGTATGTAAATACGCCGCTTACATTACTATAAGATAATGTACCAGTACCTGATGCGACTTGTTGTACAACTGAAAGATCAGTGAGCGCAATGCCAGCACCGCCGACACCTGTATTATCTGGTCCTACAACCCAAGCACCTGATCCACCTGCCGCAAACTCGTCCCACTTGACAACATATCCACTTGTGATAGGCTCTGATATAGAAACATCTGCTAGATCAATGAGTCTTGCAACCGCACTTGCTCCACCTAGATTGCCTGCACTAGTCCCGTTATTACCCCACAGCAAAGCACCCGCTGAATCGTAAATGACAAACGATCTACCCGCACTGTCAAGCAGTCTGCCGGAATTGGTTTGAATCTGTACATCACCTGCGATAAATGTTGAATCAAGATTTGTTAATCCATTGGCAACAATATTTTCGGTTGTAAAAATGTTAGTGCTGGGATTGTATGTGAGTGTTGTTGTGTCTATCAGCGCACTATCAAATCCACCTACACCGTTGTTTGCATAAGTGAACATGAGATAGTGAGTAGCATCTGAGTCTGTGTCGCTCGTAGATATCTGATCTACGTTGGCAACTGTAGTCTCGCCTTCAAGAATGACACCATCTGATTGTCTTCGAAACAATATCTTTGCTGTAGGATCTTTTGGAAGAACTTCCTTTAACTCTAGAAGACCATCAATCGTGGTAGAGTCTAACTGAGTTAGACCTGCAACATCAAGATTGGCAGATACATTCGCACTACCTTGAACGTCAAGTGCTACCGAAGGATTGTCTGTTCCAATACCAACCTGTCCTACAGCATCAATCGTGACGGTATCGGTAGGATTGCCTGTACCGCCACCACTGAGACTTAACTTATCACTTGTACCATTTTCGCCTACGAAAGTAAGATTGTTGTTACCGAAATATATTTTCTTATCAGTGCCGTCTAACTCAAGATCTTTGTTGAGTCTCCAGCGATCACTTGATGCTTGATATGTTATTGTGGCATTTGCACCGTCTAATGTGAGACCACCACCGTCCGCAGTCGCCGCGTCTGGTGCACCTTCAGCGATTACAATATTCTTATCATCAACCGTAAGAGTGCTTGAATTGATAATTGTCTCAGTACCATTGACCCACAAGTTACCATCAATTCTTACACCGCCCGAAAAGACCGCAGAGTCAGCATCTAAGTTAGCAATTGTTATGGACTGTGTAGTGACATTACCACGATCGGTAACAGTCTGAAGAGTATCTACTTCTTCAAACTCACCCAGCGACCACGCAACACTGTCATCTAATCCAATGCCTGCTTGTGAACCAGGCTCTTCCTTGAAGACAAGAAAATAACTAGGCTGGCTGGGTGGATCAATCTGTTCAAGAGATCCTGACTTAAACGATAACTGAGTAAGACGTGGCTCTGTAGTAAAACTCCGAGTCCCATCAACACCCGATATAAAGAGTGCACCTTCTGAATCAGGTAAACCCGCGTTTGGTTCTGTCTGATCTAATGTTATGAATTCATAACGATCAGAATCTAACTCGGATTTATCTCTAAGTGGAACGTAACCTGATATTGTAGTGAGTTGCGACATCGTATCTTCCGTTTAAGCGTTCAAAGATTCTAACAATGATAGTACTAAATTCAATGTATCATCTGCGTCATTTGTTCCTGAACCACCAGCATCTGACCGAGTAACCCTTTTATGACAGTATCCATATATTTGGTTGCCCTCTTGAATAATTAATTTACCTGTCAGAGGTGTCGCCGCATCATTTTGCCTTACCGGAAACTTATTCACCAGTGGTGTTTCTTGTCCAGTGCCAACATCTTTGTGCACAAAAGAGAATCTTGATGTACCTCCTCCGTCAGAATCTACGTTAGATATCTGCGCCATTAAAACAATAGCGGTCACGCCTGGAGGTGTGTTATATATTAACTTACCCTGGCTTGCCGCTGAGTCTCTCAACGTCCAGACTTTAGTTTTAAACGCATTTAATGGAGTTGCCATGTTATCCCTCTAGTGCTAATATGAATGGGGTCATTACTGCAAACAATGATCTGTCAAATGTTACACCAGTAATGTTACCCTGTTCTCTGTTAATTGTTAAGTCTTCACCAATTCTAAAGTCACCACGTTCGTCTGTCGCAGTAAAATATACCAGACCAAAGTTTGGTGTGGCGGCATCTGCCGAGTCAAATTGTATTTCGTTTTGTTTCTTGGGTACACCACCGTTTTGTGGGATAGCCGTGAACATGTTTGTTCCGGATCCTACATATTCAAATGTATGACCTGATGCGGTAATCAATGATCTCTGATGGAAACTTACATTTTGAAGTGACTTCAAATTCCTGTTCAATGCAGGCGCAAGTTCTATCTCATATGATCCTGTTTCATCTAGAATAGACCAGTATTCAAAAAATGCACCAAATTGTGTGTTTGCATCTCCTTGATCAGATCGTCTATCTTGAGCACCAATAAGAATATAATCACCTGTGCCGCCGACGGCGACTGAGTGTCCTGATCCACCGTATTCGTCGTTACCTATTGATGCCGCATTTGCAGGAGTCAATGGTTCAAGTCTAGAGATCCTTCTCCAGTCACTTCGGGCACGTTCAATAACCGAGACTTCGTTCTTGATTGAGTTGACGTTTGGATTGTTACCAACAGCAACAAGATCACCTCGTGTGTTGATATCAACATCGTATCCATATCCAAAGTCTTTGACAGCATCATAAGGTGCTTCAATAATATCTTCTGTTACCCACTGACCTTCATCAAACAAGAAGAACTCACTGACACCTGTGTTCTGAATATACACCTGGACGTCCGTGAAGTTACCACCCGGTGTAAATGCAGGCGTGACTGACAGTGTGTTAGATGTTCTGTCGGTGATTGTATAATCACCATCGTTTGCACCAGCACCTTCAATTGTCACTACTGTGTTCGTTGGAAAATCTGTTGTGAAATTTATCCACCGATCAACGTCAGTCGTAGACAAAAGAGTACCTGATAATGTTGCCTGATCTAATTTCTGTTTTCTTGCATATTGAAGTTGACCACCAAGATCGCTGTCAGTTTGAATGTTCGTGAAGTAACCACGAGGCGCATTCTTATCACCCATGACAAAGTGTGTGGTGTTCTTTCCAAGTCTAATCTTGGAATCTCTACCGTTAGCCCCAACGTTTGACCGCGGTATGATTACCTGTGCTAGAATGAATACGTTGTCAATGTTTTTCTGATAGTAATAAATTTTATTGGTGAGTGAATTTTTCCATTGGATTAGAAGATCAGCACCGTCATCATTTATTGTGACTTCAGGTTCACCCGCGTTTGCGCCCGTACCATCAGGTATCGTAATACGTTGAGTCTGTGACCAAGATGATGAAGCCGGCGCAGTTCTCTGGAAGACGTATACAGCACCAGCACTTGCGGGACTTACATCGTTCACAGTAGAAGCGGCAAGATATAATCCACTCTCGCTCATGTCAAACGATCTACCAAAGAATCGTGATCGGTCTGCAACCTCAGCAAGATTAACAATGGAATCTTGTGTCCAAGATTCACCACTTCTTCTGAACATGTAGATCGCACCGTTGTTCTGCGCACCACCACTTCCGTCTACATTCTTTTGACTAGGTGCACTGACTGCCAGATAAGATCCGTCTTCGTTCAGTCGTGTTTCGTATCCAAAGTCAATGTCGGATGTTGTGTTTGTGCCAAATGCAACCGCAGGATTAATTGTTTGTACAAAGTCCCACTGTGGTATACCGCCTACAATGTCTGATTTGCGAATCTCAACAGCCGCCAGTTCGCCCGGCAATGTTGCACTTTGACCCACTGCGGCATAGAGATCGTTTGAACTCATGTGAACACTTGAACCATACTTAGTAAGATTAACTGTGTTTGTTTGTTTCAGTGTGGTTGATTCGGTGGTGTTTCCAGTTGCTCCCCAGTCCTGAGTAATCTCATCTGATACATTGAGAATTGTATAATAGAAGTTATCCGAGTCAAATTTGATAGCATCATTGTAGTTAGGCTTCTTGTAATCACCGAGATTCAACGTGTAGTCTGCCGAGTCTTGTGTGATAACTCCGTTGACCCGAATGAAGTCGTCGTTCTGAATATAGTTTGCGTGAAGATCGCCGTTGTAAAGTGATGGTGATCCACCTGTAGCAACAAGACCACGTTCACCGAACGATGAGTTTGAGTTTGTGAGTGAGCATTGACCGCCAGTCTCAGCCAAAACTGAGGTGGTTGTTGATACTGTAAACAATGATACTAACTGTGAGTATCCACGGTTTAGGAGATACACACCTGTACCACCAGCGTTGAACTGTGTAAATGCGTCTAGTACCATACTTCGGAGACCAGACACTTTGCTTCCATCAATTCGTAAACCAATACCAGATGAAGTCAAAGACGTACAGTTCTGTACATAAGGTGACTGTGTAATAAATGGTCCTGCTCCGGGCGAATCAACACGAGGATCAAATGCGAGAACAGCGGCACCATCCTGATGATCACGGAAGGTAATCTCTTTGATGTATACACCATTGTCTGCCCAGAAGATATCACTATCAACGTTCTTAGGACGAATGGTTGTTGTTCTGAGTGCATCACCAATAATCGCAGTCTTGGGTGGTAGTTTAATCGGGTTATTGATAACATAATCACCAGACTTCAAGAAGATCGTCGTGTCTGTCCCTTGGTTATTTGCGACAGCATTTGTCGCTCGGACAATCGTAAGTCTTTCACTCGCACCAACGTTGAATTCTTGGTGGGCTAGATACAAAGCATTGTATGTCACTTTATGACCCAAAGCAATCAGATCTGGGAATGTTTGTGAATCATATCCAACTGCCAATCCTGTAGGATAGTTGTACTGATACAAGTCTAAAGATCTGTCAGCACCAAAGAAATTGCCTAGTGTAAATGTGCCTTGATTTGTTTGAATGATTGCTTTGAGAATAATATCAAGCAGATTGTTCTTCGTAGTTTCAATGCCTGCGTCCAGAGTCTCAAAGTAATTCTTGAGAATGTTTCTCTTCAGATGTCTATATGCTTTAATGGTCATTGTGAATTCATTCTGACCTAACAGATCACCATATCCATTGTTGAATATAGAGAAGTAAGATCTCATCGCAATGGACGTAGCACTGTTACCACCATACTTGATATCATATGTCAGTGCGTCAAGAATAAATCCAACGTCACGTCTACACTTAGATTGATTGTAAGTATATGCGGGGAATATCTGATTCGCATAAAGAACTGTCTGATCTTTGTAGATTGTTTTCTGCGCCTGAATCAACAACGGATCGTTTAAAAATGAGATTGGTGTTGATGGAATCGCTGTGTTATCACTCGCAGTAATAGAATCAATAATGATGTCCATCAGATTGCCAATAGCGCTTTGCTCGGTAGTAGTCGTCACGATTTGATTGATGAAAGCCTTAAGTTGCGCATATGCCGCGGCAGTGGTTACTACTTCGTTCTGACCTAATTGATTCTTATAAGTGTCAGCAACACCGTCCAGATTCTCGCTTTGATTTGGATTGTTTTCTATGTTAAGATCTGTCTCAACCCAGTAAGATCGGGCTATAGTTTCGGCAGCATATTGTCCATCATATAGAATATCATGAACAAGTCCATCAACAATATAACCAATATCCCGTTCACACGCATCGGGATCATATTCAAAGGTGTCGTAGTTGACTTGGATCCAAGTGGTGATTTGCTTCTGAAGTTGACGCCTGTTGGCACGAAGTGCATTGGCAGCATTGACTTTATCAAGAACAACATTGGTCGTGTTATATGATATTGGATCACCATCTACTTTACCATACTCGGTGCTTTGAGTCAGCAGATCAGTAATCTCTAGAGTCCGAGCGGTCACATAAGTCTTTGTGGTAGAATCAATGCTAGGCGTGCCGTTAATAAGATCACGAAGATAGTTGATCGCAAGGATGGTGTATTTTAACTGGTCACTTTGGACTTTATTTGCATTGCCTCTTTGATAGGCTAAACCAGCAGTAATGCTATTATAATTGGTTTGGTTCTGGATGTCAAGACAAATCGCATCAATAATTAAGAGAGAGTCTCGTGCACATTTTTCATCATCAAAAGCATCCACTGGATTAGAATCATTAACGAAATCAATGACTGCATTTTGCGTTTGAGTCTTTGCTGTTTGAACTGCATTAAAGCCTGCTATGTCAGTAGCATCCTCACCTATTGTTGAAGGCAATACCAATGCCGGCATGTTTTGTGTGGTGTCTGCTTTGATTGCGTCAATTACAATATCAATTTCGCCCGTGATGTACGCAAGAATGGATGCTGTTTGATCTGTGCCTTGGGCTAGGTTAGCATCAAGAGGTAGATTAGTCGTAAGATAAGTTTTCAGATATTCATATGCGGCAATGGTTGCTTCTATTTCGGCACTATCATTGCCTAAAGCATTGACAACACCCGTAAAATAACTCTCAGCAAATTGGCGAATACACCAGTTCGTGCCGGTATCTACATCATATGCAAGTGCTTGCAAAAGAATGATCAAATCTTCTTTACATATGGTATTATCAAACGAGGTAATGCCTAATGTATTGTTAACATAGTTTATGACGGCATCAGCATAGGCATTGTTTTGCAGATTCAGTGTGTTCTGTGCCGCAATCGTGTTAGCGGTAGAACCCGTACTGTCTACACCACCGACAGTACCGGTGTACAATGAAGTATTCGGGTTAACCCAAGCACGATCTACACCAGAAGTGTATACTCCTGCGTTGATTCCTTCACGAATTCTATCGAACGGGTCATTTGTTTTGAGTGGATCACCACCGCCATTGGTCAATGCAGTCTTTAATAAATCTTCTGCATAGTTAACTGCCGCCAGTGTTGCAGCCCTTTGTTTCAAATAAACATTTTGTGCACTAGGTCGTCGGTACGACAATGCAACGAAACGATCTGGTGCTTCGCTTCCTGCAATAATGAAGAGTGATAATGCATCTACAATGAGACCAATATCTCTCGCACATTTTGCTTGATCGTATGCAGGATTAAAAAATAAATCATTGATGAATAATATTGTATCATCTTGAATCTGTAATGTTGCGGTTGTTATAGCATCAAAATCTGTACTTGTCAACCCTGCGGTTGATATTTCTACTTCCGCTGGAAGATTGTCTAAATTACCATCTTCAATTACATCAATAATAATGTCAAGCGATGCTTGAATTTCGGTAATGATTGTAGTGTCAAGACCAGTGGTGTAAGTTGACAGTATGCTTTTAAATTGTTCGTAACCAGCAACTGTTGCTGTTGTTTCAAATGGACCTAATTGACTTACACTGCCTACGTAGTATGAAGCGGCGTTCTGTCTTGCGGCAGTGTTACCACTATAAAGAAGATCGTGACATATGGCGTCAATAATATAACCTGCGTCTCGCTTACATTTATTTGTGTCATACTCAAGTGCAGGATATTCTAGATCAATATAATCAATAAGAGCGGTTACAGCAGCCGATCGATTGGTTTGAAGATTTGATACCGCAGTAATCCTGTCTCCGCCTAGTGAACCGTCGTGAGTACCACCAGGAGCAGTATAAGTTGGTGTTTCGTAAGTGGTTACAATTCCATTGAGAACATCGGTGACTCGTGCAAACAATATATCGATACTTGCATCGGACGCACCAACTAGTTTCTTGACTTCATCTCGGGCATAATTAATACCTTTAAGCGTCTTTTCTAACTGATCCGATTGGACATAAGACGCATTGGCACGAAGATATGAGAAACCCGCAGTGATGGTGTTGTAAGTAGATCCTGTAATCAGATCTCGTTTTACAGCATCTAGGATGAGACCTACGTCACGATAACATTTAACTTGATCGTAATCTGGTAGTTCTGGTATGAATGTTTTATCTACGAATGCAAGTGTAGCAGTCTGTATATCAGGCGTTTCACTTAGTATAACATCATATTCGGTAGTTGTCAACCCTGTTGTTGTTATTTCTACTTCATTGAGAAGAAGACTGGACGTGTCACCTTCTTCAATCACCGTGGTGATGATTGCTATGAGTTCATCTACCCGAGCATCTTCGGTGACACCAACGAGGGCTTTGATGTCTGTAGCCAAATTGTTGTATGCCGCAATCGTTACTTTCTCTTCGCCAGCACCTAACTGAGATACAGCACCGACATAATAAGCAAATGCCGCCTGTCTTGTTGCTGTGTTACCACCGTACAGTAAGTCTGCCACCAAGCCGTCAATGATAAAGCCTGTGTCTGCCTCACATGCCGCTTGGTCGTAAGTAAATGTAGGATACGTAGTTGAAACAAATGACGTTAAGTTGTTGACAAGAGTAGTTCTTGATGTTATAATATTTGCTGATTGCGTGGCTCTACCTGCCACCGATGCATAATCGCCTGCTGTTGGATACGTGATCGCTGTAATTGGAGTGGTAACTGTGCCGTCAATAACATCAATAACACGCTCAAATAAAGTATCAAGTGTGGTCTGCTGAACTGAACTGAAAACATTGGTTGCTGGGATTCCATTCTGTAGTGTCTTAACAGTGTCTCTTGCGAACTTTACTGCTTCAATAGTAGCATAATTCTGTTCAGATTTCAAGTATGCTGTATTCGCACGAAGATATGAGTTACCTGCGGTAATCGTCCAGTAGTCTGTTCCTAAAATAAAGTCTCTTCGGACGGCATCGAGAATAATACCTACATCTCGTGAACACTTACCAGCATCGTATGACTTGATATTAGTGTTCTTGATTGCCCAGTTATCATCCACATACTCAATTGTATCATCTTCAATCGTAGACTTGTTGGTTAGAATTATCGTTCTTTCGCTGAGAACACCACTGAGATAACCATCTAGATCAATCGCAACAGGTGCCGACAAACCAGTCAGATCACCCGCAGTAATAACACCCGTGATTTCGTCTATCAGAGCACCGATATCAGTTTGCTCAGGTGCGGTAGTAACAACAACATTAATTCGTGTTTTTAGATCATTATAAGCCGCAATTGTGGCAGTGCCTTCACCAAAGCCTAACTGTGACTCTGTGCCAACAAAGTAAGCCTCTGCGTTTACTCGTGTTCCACCATTACCACCGTACTTGACATCGTGCGCTAAAGCATCTATAATATAACCAACGTCTCTTTCACATGCCGCTGAGTCGTAGTCTAAAGTAGGATAGTTGGCAGTAATATATGCCGTAGTGTCTGATACAAGAGTCGCACGATTTGTTATCAGTGCCGCACTTGCCGTAATTCTATCAGCCGTTTGATACGTAGCAGTACCAGTCGTAGGATATGTTGGAGCAGGATAAGTTGTCGTTGTTCCATTGACAACATTAATTACCCGATCAAAGAACGTAGCAATAAGCGCATCACTTGGTACACCAACAAGAGACTGTACTTGACCCTTCGCAAACTCTAATGCCGCCACAGTCATTTCAAACTGATCACTCAACACATAGGCAGAGTTTGCACGAAGATATGCATTTGCGGCAGTAATAGTTCTATAGTCAGACGTTGTTATCAGATCATCCACGACTGCATCAAGAATCAATCCTATATCTCTTTCGCATTTAGCAGAGTCATAAGGATCTAGATTGGCATTGTTCAGATAGGACAGTACAGCATCTTGAATCGCCGCTCTGTTCTCTTGAAGAATTTGTGATGCATTGTTTGCGTCTGTCTGTGACTCTATAGGTGGATTTGTAAAGTAATAATCATCAGGCTCACCGTCATAGAAAATGTCAATAAGTTCTGTAAAGCCTGCACCTACTCGTGCTGTTGCAGTTGGATTTGATGCCACCAGAGGCGCTGATAACATGCCAACACGTTCTTCATTGATTGCTCGGCGAGTCTGATACTTCTGTTCAGTTGTTACTTTGCCGGCGTTGCCTCTTTTATATGCGAGTCCAGCATTAACAGAGTTAAAGTTTGTTTCTAATACCATGTCATAACGGACAGCGTCCATGATTAACTGCGTGTCACGTTCACACGTAATTTTATCAAACTTAAAGCCTTGCTTGGTCAACACAGTGGCAACAGCCGAGTCTAGTGTCTTCATTGAGTTCATCAATGATCGACCGTCGTTACCGTAAACTCCTGATTTAGAGACGTAATAAACATTCTCAACCTGTTCAGAACCGATTGATTCTATTGTTACCTCACCGTTTTGATCGCGCTTGATAAACGCCTTGCCATCATGCGTATTGATAGCAATTTCACCGTAATCAATCTCGTTGACCGTCGGTGCTCGGTTAGGAATATCGCTTCTAGGCAATAATATTTTTTTACGTGCTGCCATATCAGGGTTCTTCTGAAATATTATTCTTTATTTATGCGTATTTTCCACAGTCAATGACTGCGAACTCTAAGTTCTCTACTTTAATAAACGGCGCTATAATGCCAGGATCAAACGTCCAACTCGCTGAGTCTATACCGTTATTGACGTAAGTGATTGTGGCAATAGGTGTGTTTGAATCTCCTAATGCAATACCACTTTGATCAGCGTCTCGTGCTGTTGGTATATTGTTGGCAAGGATAATTCTTTTATCAGTTATTAATACTTTACCGGTATTAAGATTCGTTTGGTCACCATTAACTGTTAAATTACCGGTGATGATTGCATTTTCATTTATATAAAGGCTCTTACCTTCCAGCCATCCTAGTGTTTTTACAAAGTTGGGTGCAGTAATACCAATATGATCAGAATCCGTAATGGGATTATTTGCGGAGTCTGAATAAAATGCTTGCTTGCCGTCGTAATATCCTGCTAACCCTTTGGCTAGTTGCCCGCTCAGTCCGTCGGACCAAGTGAGATAAGGCGCACCCGTGCCGTCACGAAGCATTGCTGAGTCAGAGGTGATAAACGATTGTGTTAAAATAATTTCAGGTGTATAAACTGCGCCTGATGCCCGCATGTTGACAAACGTGGCACTATCTGCTAGAATCTGATCAAGGGTTTTGTTTGCGTCTGTAATCAGTGCACTGTTTGCTGTCAAAGTACCCTGTTGATGATTCAGCAGATCTGTAAAGTATTTACCACCAATTGTTTCTATATTGGTAGAGTAACCGCTGTCATTGTTGGCACCTGTGGCGATATATAATCTATCACCACCATTACCAAAACCATCAGTCGCATTGTCAACAAGGTAAGAATATGCTATCTCGCCTTGCTGAAGAATGACAGGCTCACCTTGAGTGCCTGATCTTCGGATAAGAATGTTTGTATGATCACTATCACTAGGATATGTCTTGCCATCTACCTCTAGAACAGGACTGTCAGTAACAATATACCCACCAGCATCGGAGTCATAAGTAATAACTCCACCGTCGGTCGCACCCGAAGTGTCTAGCCCTACTATGTTATCAATATCAACATAAGGACCAATTGTTATTGTGGATAAAGGAACACCTACAACAATTTTTTCTACTTTGGTTGTTTCACCAACTAAAACTTTATAACTAGGTGAACCTACAAGTATCTTATCAACACGGATATCTGTCATACGTTACTCAGTGACAGAAGGAGAAACGGTTATTTTCCCCTGTAGAACTCTCTCCACAACTACTGGATCGGAGCCCACAGATATTTCTACATCATATACATAACGTTTTTTAGGATTTAATGCCTGAGATTCTGTATTGGTAAGTGATAGATTTACTATGCCATCTGTTGCGGGTGATCCTATCGCGGCAGTGAAGGCGATCTTTTCACCCGCTGGCGCATCATACCTGGTAGCCATGGAAGCGGCAGCGGTGTGTGCAGTGAGGTCTTTCTTAGTGCCGTCTGGATTAACCAAGTAGATTTCTATTGCAACATCTGTGCCTTGATCTATCGTTAGATCTTCATAGTGTGCCATGTCTTATAATTTCCATATTACTATGGTTTTATTTATAAGAACTTATCTCTTCAATGATGTCATCTTGCCAATTTAACGATGTTTCATCGCGGGAAAGTGTGAAGGCAACGGTCATTCTCGTGCAATTTGTTGATGCGGCATGATAAAACAAATGCTCTTCACCATGTGAATAGGCACCAAAGAAACCTGCCTTGCATTGCCATCCCGGAGTATCATGCATTGTCACAATCGCTTTCTTCTCCATGTCCCAATACTTGAACCAACCATCGCCAGTCTCAGACCATGTAAATATAAAATTGTATGCGGGTGCGTTTGCGTTGTTATGCCACGAGATATATCCACCAGGAGGATAGACAGTGAACAAAGCGTTGGTCTTGAAGTTAAAAGAAAGCATGATATTGCTCATCATACTCTGAACACGCTTGCCAAACTCTGCCTTTTGTGCACTAGTGCTGTCGGGTTTAAACTTTAAATTGTTTGTCATGGAGTAACCATAAATGGCTTCGGGAAAGCCGTCATGACCTCGTCCCATCTCCATTATTTTAAACAATTCTTCGTCAGAAGTAAACCGTTCTTGTTCGTGTCTCTGATTCCAACAAGTAGGTTCTGTTACTAGATAGTTGTCATCTGTTATTAACCACTCTACTTCTTTGAGTTTGCTTAAAGCATAATTATTGAGCGGAATGTCTTGCATTCCTTTTCTGAAACTATGATTCATTGGTCTCTTTTCATTTGTATATTAGAGTAGTGCCTTATGACAACTGGATCTTGGTTGTGCTTATACAAGTATCCATTGAAATAATTCCATCTCGCATCGTCTTCAAAAATACTTACCTTGAGATCTTTGTACTTGGGTACTTTGTTGACCAACCACCAGAGTGAGAATTGATCCCATCGTTTGAATGATTGTGGATAATTCTCTAGATCTTCAGTGCCGTCTGCTTTCGTCGGCCACCATCTGCCCGCATATTGTTCTACGGTCAGTTCATACCACTCTTTCATAAATTCTCGTACAAGCGGGTTAGTCATATCATACAAACACACACCACCACACAGATCAAAGCCGCCGGGTTTTCCATCAGGCTTTCGCGCCCCCTCAAAAAATACCTCTGCATAACAATAGTGTCGGTCTTCGGGCAAGCCGGTAAAAACTAAATCATTGTCTTTCAATTCATCAAAAACTTTTGCAATGTCTTCATGCTCAACTTCACAGTCGGCATCAATATAAAACGTCTTGTCGTATGGACTCATTGCCATACCTTTGAGTTTGGAACGCTTATGATCTTCAATGAAGCCCAGATGATCCACTATTTTTTCTTTACCATCAAGAAATCTTTCTTCAGTAAAGAGTGCGCACTGAGCGTCAGGATGAAAATCTTTGATAGAATCAATCAGATTGATTGCCATATCGTAAAACAGTTTTTTGGTTGACGCTACAACAACATAACCTTCAGACATCTGGATCTTCCAATATGCCCATATCAATAGCAATAATTAAAGTCGCAAGGGCATTCATTTCAACTTCATTTTCTGCTCGGCGTAATTTAGAACGGAGTTTTCTGTTCTCACAATTCTTAATTGCTTCTATCTCAAACGCTTTTATCTTGAGGTCAAATAACGATTCTAGTTTTTTGGCTTGCTTTTGTTGCTCGTCCCGAACGATTTGAGTGGCACGACTATTCTCTTTCTCTTGTCTTCGCTTTTCACTTGATGCATCAATACCAGGAATGGTTAATTCACTAATGATAGAATCCCAAATACCATCGCCTTGTTCGCTGGTTAATACTTCAGTTTTTTCTTTGCCGTTCTCTAGTCTACTGACTCTAATGCATTTAAGAGCGGTCTTTGTATCATTGGTCCAAAACGCATTGTCTTGGTAATAATAGTGATTCATTGATCTTCCTCATTAAGCGACTCTACACCAGAGAGTCCATATCTCGTAAGTCACGGGCGGCTGTAACAGATTGTCTCTATCGCCGTATACACCAGAATAAAACTCAGTACCGCTGTATGTACTAGTGTATATAGCACCCTCGTAAGGCAGTTCTTTATCAAGAGGATTGAGATTATTACCGCCTGCGCCAGGCGCGCCTTCAAATATTCCACTGTAACCAGAATCATAGACACTAGTGTAACCCGCACCATCATATGATGCCCCATCATAGTTGGCTGTAATAATATCACCACCGTACTCACCCACATAAGCCGATTCATACAGTGCTTCATACTCAGAATCATATGCCGCATCATAGAGACCTGTGTAAGTTGTCTCATAACTACCAGTATAACCTATTGCATCGTAAGTTGCAACATATATTCCTACATAAGTGGATTGATATGACGGTATATAAAAGCCAGTATATGTTCCGAGATATGATGACTCATACTCAGAGGTATATGCTGAAGAGTAGTCACTGGTATATGTCGTCTCATAAATCTCACCGTCATAAGATTCTATAGATTCTCTCTCATAAAATCCAGTGTATTCTTCAGGCGATTCACGAGTGTACAAGCCTTCGTAAGTAGTGTCCTGTGATCGCTCATAAAATCCAGTGTACGTTATCCCTTCGGTTCGTTCGTACAAGCCTTCATAAGTAATATCCTGCTGTCGCTCATAGAGACCAGTGTATGTGATCTCTTGAGTTCTTTCGTAAGCACCTGAGTAGGTGATATCCTGCTGTCGTTCATAAAGACCCTCGTAAGTTATGTTTTGAGTACGACCGTAGATACCTTCGTAAGTTATTTCCTGCGTTCTTTCGTAAGCACCAGAGTAAGTGATGTCTTGCTGTCGTTCATAAAGACCCTCGTAAGTTATGTTTTGAGTACGACCATACAGACCCTCATAAGTGATCTCTTGAGTTCGCTCATACAAACCTTCATAGGTTATCTCTTCGGTTCTTTCATATAAGCCTTCATAGGTTATTTCTTCGGTTCTTTCATAAGCACCTGTGTAGGTGATATCTTGTTGTCTTTCATAGAGACCTTCATACGTTATGTTCTGCTGTCTCTCATAAAGGCCTTCATACGTTATACCTTGAGTTCGTTCATACAAACCAGTGTATGTGATATCTTGTTGTCTCTCATAGAGACCCTCATAGGTAACTTCTTCACTTCTTTCGTATAATCCAGTGTAAGTTATATCCTGCTGGCGTTCGTATAATCCAGTGTAAGTTATATCCTGCTGGCGTTCATACAAACCAGTGTATGTGATATCTTGTTGTCTCTCATAGAGACCCTCATAAGTAATGTCTTGTTGCCGCTCATATAATCCGGTGTACGTAGTGTCTTGTTGCCGCTCATAGAAACCTTGATAGGTAATATCTTGCTGACGTTCGTACAAGCCAGTGTATGTAATGTCTTGTTGACGTTCATAGAAACCTTCGTAGGTTATACCTTGAGTTCTTTCATACAGACCTGTGTACGTTATCTCTTCTGTTCGTTCGTATAATCCAACGTATGTGATGTCCTGTTGACGTTCGTACAAACCTTCATAAGTTATGTCTTGTTGTCTTTCGTACAAGCCGGTGTACGTTATCTCTTCTGTTCGTTCGTAAGCGCCTTCATAAGTGATATCCTGTTGACGTTCATACAAGCCTTCATAAGTAATATCCTGCTGGCGTTCGTACAAACCTTCATAAGTTATGTTTTGAGTACGACCGTAGATACCTTCGTAAGTTATTTCCTGTGTTCTTTCGTAAGCGCCTTCATAAGTGATGTCCTGTTGACGTTCATAAAGACCCTCGTAAGTGATATCCTGCTGGCGTTCGTATAAGCCCGAGTAGGTGATATCTTGTTGTCTCTCATAGAGACCTTCATATGTGATATCTTGCTGGCGTTCGTACAAGCCTTCATAAGTAATATCCTGCTGGCGCTCATACAATCCAGTGTATGTGATATCCTGCTGGCGTTCATAAAGACCTTCATACGTTAGATCCTGCTGTCTTTCATAAAATCCCGTGTACGTTATACCTTGAGTTCTTTCGTAAAGTCCAGTATAAGTGATCTCTTGAGTTCGCTCATACAATCCAGTGTAGGTAATATCTTGCTGGCGTTCGTAAAGACCTTCGTATGTGATATCCTGTTGACGTTCGTACAAGCCCTCATAGGTAGCATCTTGTTGACGTTCGTAGAAGCCCGTGTATGTAATATCCTGTTGACGTTCATAGAGTCCAGTGTATGTAATATCCTGCTGGCGTTCGTAGAGACCTTCGTATGTGATGTCCTGTTGACGTTCATACAAGCCTTCATAGGTAATATCCTGTTGGCGTTCATATAAGCCTTGATATCCTATGGTCTGACTTCTTTCGTAAAGCCCTTGGTATGTAATGTCTTGTTGACGTTCATACAAGCCCTGGTAAACAACACTCTCTTGTCGTTCGTATTCTCCAACGTAAGTAATAGATTGAGTTCTTTCATAAAAGCCCTCATAGCCACCAATGAAGTCGCGTGAATACTGACCAACAAAGTTTCGAGAGTATTGACCAATGTAATTACCACCGAACTGCCTACTATACGTACCAGTGAAGTTTCGTGCGTATTGTCCAGTATAAGTGCCTTCAAAGTTTCGTGTATACGTACCAGTGAAGTTTCGGGCGTATTGACCAGTATAAGTGCCTTCAAAGTTTCTTGAATACTGTCCTACAAAGTCTCTAACATATTGACCCGTATACGAACCTTCAAAGTTTCTTGAATAGTTACCAGTGAAGTTTCGTGCGTATTGTCCAGTATAAGTGCCTTCAAAGTTTCGTGCATATTCACCTGTAAAATCTCGTGCGTATTGACCAGTATAAGTGCCTTCAAAGTTTCGTGCATACTGTCCTACAAAGTTTCGAGAGTATTGACCAATGTAATTACCACCGAACTGCCTACTATACGTACCTGCAAAGTTTCTACTATACGCACCAGTATATTGTCCAGCAAAGTTGTTTGAATACTGTCCTATGAAGACTCTTGAATACGAACCTAAATATGAACCAGAAAAGTTGTTTAAATAGTTGCCTAGAAAGTTTCGTGCGTAGTTGCCGGTGTATTGACCAAAAAACTGTCTTGCATAGTTACCCGCAAAGTTTCTACTATACTGACCAATATAAGTGCCTTGAAAGTTTCTGGCATAATTACCAAGAAAGTTTCTAGCGTAGTTACCGGTGTATTGACCAGAAAAGTTGTTTAGATAGTTACCCGCAAAGTTTCTACTATACTGACCAGTATATTGACCAGCAAAGTTGTTTAGATAGTTACCCGCAAAGTTTCGTGCGTAGTTGCCAGTATATTGTCCCGCAAAATTGTTTAAATAATTACCCGCAAAGTTTCTACTATACTGACCAGTATATTGACCAGCAAAATTGTTTAAATAGTTACCTGCAAAGTTTCTAGCGTAGTTACCGGTGTATTGACCAGCAAACTGACGAGAATAGTTACCAGTAAAGTTTCGGGTGTATGCGCCAAGATAATTACCAGCAAAGTTTCTACTATACTGACCAAGAAAGAATCTGGCATAGCCGCCAACGTAAGCGCCAGCGAAGTTTCTGGCATAGTTACCTAAGAAGTTTCGAGCATAGTTACCAGCATATGTACCCGCAAAGTTTCTGGCATAGTTACCTGCAAAGTTTCTGGCATAGTTGCCGGTATACTGACCGGCGAAGTTTCTGGCATAATTACCCGCAAAGTTTCTGGCGTAGTTACCGGTATACTGACCAGCAAAGTTTCTGGCATAATTACCCGCAAAGTTTCTAGCGTAGTTACCGGTGTATTGACCAGAAAAGTTTCTACTATACTGACCAGTATATTGTCCAGAAAAGTTTTGGCTCGTAGTTGACTGTGCAAAGAAATTGATACCAAATGATGTTCCTACGGGGTTATCAAAACTGTCAGTCCAACCTCCGAATGGGTACGGCACTGACCACGTCCAATTGGTCAGAGGGCTGGGCCCGAAGGGTGGGGTACTCACAAAATAACCGCCGGCGGGTCCACTACCAAAACTGGGAGAAGTATATAAGTTCTTTGTGGGGCTTGAGTAAGGTCCTGTCGGATGAGTACCACTTGCACCTACTATCTGAACACGAGTAAAGGTGAACTGAGGGTGAGTACCCCCCGCCGATACCCTGATTATGGGCAGGTTCTGCGGCGCGCCGATTGGTACAAATTTACTAAAATTATACATGGTGACAGATGGAATACCAAACGAAAACGATGATGGACTAATAGATCCAGAGCCGCCACCGAACATATAACCATATTCATCGGACACATAAGGGTTGGGGGTCAAGCCGATAGTTATTGTAGCACTGCCTGCAGGCGTATTGTTGTTAGTAATATTTCTACTATACTGACCAGTATATTGTCCAGAAAAGTTTCTACTATACTGACCAGTATATTGACCCGCAAAGTTTCGAGCGTAGTTGCCTAAAAAGTTTCTAGCGTAGTTACCGGTGTATTGTCCAGCGAAGTTTCTGGCATAGTTACCTAAAAAGTTTCTGGCATAGTTACCAGTATACTGACCAGCAAAGTTTCTGGCATAGTTACCAGTAAAGTTTCCTGCGTAGTTGCCCGTATATTGACCAGTAAAGTTTCTGGCATAGTTACCAGCAAAGTTTCGTGAGTAGTTGCCCACATAAGCGCCTAGAAAGGTTCGAGCATAGAAACCAGTAAAGTTTCGGGCATAGTTACCAAGATAATTACCCAAAAACTCTCGCGCGTATTGACCAGCAAAGTTTCTGGCATAATTGCCGGTATACTGACCAGCGAAGTTTCGTGCGTAGTTGCCTAGAAAGTTTCGAGAGTATGTGCCAGTGTATTGACCAGAAAAGTTTCTGGCATAATTACCAAGAAAGTTTCGGGAGTATGTGCCAGTGTATTGTCCAGCAAAGTTTCGTGAGTAGTTACCAAGAAAGTTTCGAGAGTATGTCCCAGTGTATTGACCAGAAAAGTTTCTGGCATAATTACCAAGAAAGTTTCGGGAATAGGTACCAGTATATGTACCCGCAAAGTTTCTGGCATAGTTACCCGCAAAGTTTCTACTATACTGACCAACATAACTTCCTTCAAAGTTTCGTGCGTAGTTGCCTAGAAAGTTTCTACTATACGCACCAGTATACTGACCAGCGAAGTTGTTTAGATAGTTACCCGCAAAGTTTCGCGAGTATGTGCCTATATAATTGCCTTCAAAGGCCCGAGAATAACTTCCTTCAAAGTTTCGTGCGTATGTGCCCGTGTATTGACCAATAAAGGCTCGTGCGTATTGACCAACAAAGTCTCGTGAGTATTGACCACCATAGGTACCTTCAAAGTTTCGACTATAAGTGCCTGCAAAGTTTCTACTATACTGACCAACATAACTTCCTTCAAAGTTTCTTGAATATACGCCTGCAAAGTTTCGAGAATACTGCCCTATATAATTGCCTTCAAAGTTTCGTGCATACTGCCCCGCAAACAATCGTGAATACTGTCCGATGTAGGTGCCTTCAAAGTTTCGACTAAAAGTGCCTGCAAAGTTTCTAGCATATTGACCAATATAATTGCCTTCAAAGTTTCTTGAATACTGCCCTACAAAGTCTCTAGCGTATTGACCAATATAATTGCCTTCAAAGTTTCTTGAATACTGCCCTACAAAGTCTCGTGAGTACTGACCGCCATAAGTGCCTTCAAAGTTTCGGCTATAAGTGCCTTCAAAGTTTCTTGAGTAAGTTCCAAAGTAAGTTTCGGGTACTTGACCGGTATATTCTGCTGAATATGGTTTAGATATTTGACCTTCATATTGAGCCAAGTAGTTTTCTGGTACTTGACCTATGTAAGAGCCAACATAATCTTCAGGAACTTGACCAATGTACTCAGCACCATAAACTTCTTCTACCTGACCAACATAAGACGTTGTGTATTGTTCGGGTACTTGACCAACATATGCTGTTGTGTATTGCTCAGGAATCTGACCAACATAAGCACCGACATAATCTTCGGGCACTTGACCGACATATGATGTTGTGTAATCTTCCTCTATCTGTCCAACATAAGCGCCAATATATTGCTCAGGAATCTGACCAACATAAGACGTTGTGTATTGCTCAGGAATCTGACCGACATATGCGCCTACATAATCTTCAGGAACTTGGCCAGTATATGCGCCAACATAATCTTCGGGTACTTGACCCGTGTAACCTGTTGTGTAAAACTCTTCTATTTGACCGACGTAAGCACCAACATATTGTTCTGGCACTTGACCAACATAAGCACCGACATAATCTTCGGGTACTTGACCGACATATGATGTTACATATTGTTTTGCTATTTGACCAATGTATGCACCCACATATTGCTCGGGCACTTGTCCAACGTAAGCAGTTGTGTAATATTCCTCTACCTGACCAACATAAGACGTTGTGTATTGCTCGGGCACTTGTCCAACGTAAGCGCCAACATATTGTTCTGGTACTTGACCTGTATATGCACCAACATATTGTTCAGGAACACCACCGGTGTAAGCAGTTTCATACTGTTCGGGTACTTGACCGACATAAGCACCGACATAATCTTCGGGCACTTGACCGACATAAGATGTTACATATTGCTCGGGTACTTGACCAGTATATGCACCAACATAATCTTCGGCTATTTGACCAACGTAAGATGTTGCATATTGTTCTGCTATTTGACCGACATATGCGCCTACATAATCTTCAGGAACTTGACCAGTATATGCGCCAACATAATCTTCGGGTACTTGACCCGTGTATCCAGTCGTATATTGTTCTGCTATCTGACCAACGTAAGCGCCAACATAATCTTCTTCTATCTGACCGACATAAGCGCCAACATAATCTTCTTCTATCTGACCGACATAAGCGCCAATATAATCCTCGGGTACTTGACCTACGTAAGATGTCGCATATTGTTCTGCTATCTGACCAACATATGATCCAACATAATCTTCGGGTATTTCACCTTGATATGCACCAACATAATCTTCGGGTATCTGACCGATATAAGAGCCGACATAATCTTCGGGTATCTGTCCAGAGTATGCCCCAACATATTGCTCGGGTACTTGACCGATGTATGCGCCAACATAATCTTCGGGTACTTGACCCGTGTAACCTGTTGTGTATTGTTCGGGTACTTGACCGATGTATGCGCCAACATATTGCTCAGGCACTTGACCAACATAAGCAGTTGTATAATCTTCCTCTACCTGACCAACATAAGCACCGACGTACTGTTCGGGTACTTGACCAGTGTACGCTCCTACATATTGCTCAGGCACTTGACCTGTGTATGCACCGACATATTGCTCAGGCACTTGACCTGTATATGCTGTTTCATATTGTTCTGGCACTTGACCCACGTAAGCAGTGGTATAGTCTTCTATGACTTGACCAGTGTATGCACCGACATATTGTTCAGGAACACCACCGGTGTAAGCAGTTTCATACTGTTCGGGTACTTGGCCAACATAAGACGTGGTATAGTCTTCTATGACTTGACCGGTGTATGCACCCACATAATCTTCAGCAATCTGTCCAGCATATCGTGTGGTATATTGTTCAGGCACTTGACCAGTATATGTCGTTGCGTAAGACTCTTCAACTTGTCCGACGTAAGTGGCAATATATTGTTCAGCAATATCGCCTTCATAGAATCCTTCATAGGTCTCTTCTATTTGACCTGTGTAAATTCCTTCATAAGTAGACTCGTATCCAGTTGTATAACTGGAATCATAGGTGGTTGTATAGGTTGAATCATACACTGTACCCGTATAGAATTGTTGCTCATAGACTTCCTCAACAGGTAAACCTTCATACTTGTCAGAGAAAAACTCTACATCAATTGCGCCGTCATACTGACCAAGATATGATCCTTCATATGAAGTTGTATAGAGTGCCTCATACACAGACACATATTCGGAGATGTACGAACCCGTGTATCCTGAAATGTATTCACCGACATATGAACCTTCATACTCTGTAGTGTATGTACCTACATAAGAGGCGATATACTCTGATTCATATTCACTAACATAAATGCCCTCATATGAAGCCACATAAGTGCCGATATAGGTTGCCTGATATTCAGACTCATATTGGAATTCTTCGGTCCGATCACCCTCATAGCCACCCGCAAAGTCATAATTTAATCGCGAGTCAACGGCTTTGCCTCTGGGTTGCCATACACCAGTATCTGTGGGAGCACCTTGCGCACTGCTTCTTAACTGATAGGTACCAATGCCCGTGTCCATAATGACTTTTTTAGATCGTTCACCTAAAGTGAAGTCAATCTGAGGTACAGTCATCTCTTGCAATGCTTCAAATACATTATCGTTCTTGCGTTTGATTGCAAGTGGTCTTATTTCTGTCGGTACTATATCTGAAGTCTTGATGTATATGCTGTATGTTATCGCAGTACCGTCTGACCGAGTATCAGTAAAGATGTTTTCAAGATAGGCTGTGTAGTCAGCACTAGGCGCTTCGTTGGAGAGTCTGTACGTACCAGGTCTTTCATTCTGCATAATGTTAGAAATGACTCGTGCGCACATCACTTCTAGTTCATTATCATTCATTTCTTTCAGACCGTTTCTCACACGATCAAAATAAACTGGATTTCTTTTCTCACTACTTGTCTGAAGAGGTATTTGATTGTTGTTTTGGTATAGCGGATGAGATATGGTGCTTGCGCCAGGCGCATTTCTATCTTCTACCCGTGTTGTTCCAACAAAAGAAGAACTTACCTGTGCGGGTGTGTTTTCAGAATCTTGTGATGATACATCAAGAGTCGCTTGAAAGAGGCCAACGTTCTGAGTAAATGATATCTCATATGTTGCGGTGAACTGACCCTTTAAACGTGGATTGGTAAACTTCTCCCAGGTGACAACATTACCATTAATATTTGATGCGGCAGGTGTCGCAGTGACATTAGTGACAATATAAGCGGGACTGGTATTAAACGTTAAACTGGCTTGAAGTTCTTCAAACCCATTGCCCGTAGGTGCAGTTTCGGTATCAAAGATGACATTGATAATAATCGTATCATCATCATAACATAACGGTGGAAACTCAACGGGATTTCTAAATGTATTGGTATGACCACCACCTACGGACCTAACATCTACTGTATAGTTTCGTGTTCTTGTAACAGGTGGATCACTCGCCGCATTCTCATCATAGAAGGTATCAATGTACGTACCAACGTCCACACTGTTCGCTGTTTGACCAGATGTGAGTGAACTTGCTTCAGTGGTGGTAATATTACTTAGATATAGACCCGCACGATAGGCTAACCAATCTTCTTCGGATACCAGAAATTCTTTGACCGCACCATCATTGGCTAAAGAATTTGAAAATCTAAAAGGTCTTGAAGACACGTTATACCAATCTTATAAAATCATTACTGCTATTTATAAGTTTTTGGTGAGCAGTGTGAGCAGATCTTTTATATCTTTCATATCCGTCTCCATACTACTCAGGCGAGTCTCTATTAATTCTTGCTTTTGAGATTGTTTTTGACGGGCTAATTTCTTAGCCCGGGCTAGTTCTACCTTTTTAACATCTACATTTAATATTGTATTGGTTTCGGTGTCGCGAACTAGCCCGGGATATCCTCGAACTTCAATTAGATCCCTCATTAAGTAGCAAGATACTTAATATTAAGACCTCTAATGGCAGGCGATTCAATAGTGCCTTTCATCACATACTTTGTTTGGACTTGAGTGAACTCTTTGAGAGAACCACCTTGACCACCTGGCAAATAGTTTGCTCGGGTGAATTGTCCAGCCGCAGTATTTGCTACTGATGATACCGGTGGCTTATAGATCCAGTTGCTCAGAGTAATATCTTCTCCTGCAACTGCTGTTCTATAATAAAAGTCTACTCCTGAACCAGGCGGTAGCGAAAGATCTGCTTGTACATCTATACCTACAGCAGGGACTTCCAACGTAACCGGTGTTGTGATGTGTTTGGAACCGGTACTACCGCCAGAGGGTTCAGTTTCATCTGTAGACCACACAGATATCGTTTGATCTGCTGATGCTTGATCAGGATCATCAATGCATTGTTCTACCAATGTCAATGATGCTCGTTGCAAATCAATAATAGGTGAAACATAATCACTAGTCGTTTTCAAATCTAACTTGACATATGCACTTGCGTTTTTACCAGCCACCGCACCACCAATGCCGCTATCAGTTTCGGTGATACCTGCGTGATAGATTGCTCGCGGCGAATCAAAGTTTATGTTTTGATCAGCGGTAAGCCTTTCAAAGTTGGATGTTAACCAGCCAGTACCAGGCTGAAAACGATTTGCTACATCACCGCTCGCATGAATACCTGAGATGAATCGTGCTGACATGTCAACGGATGTTCCTTCAGGTATAATCTGCTCTACGGTTGGGTTTGCAGTATCAAAGACTCGTGTTTGCTGTGTGATACACTCAGAACCACCACCGCTCATACTTTCACCTAACCACTTTGCTCCTAATGTTACTTGGAAGCCGTGGATGTCAGCCTTGACCACGGTAAGAATCTGATTAATATTACTAGATGCAGTTAACGTTTCAACACCATCTGTAATATCTGTCGCACCGCTAATTTGAACAGTATCACCTGCTTGAAGACCATTACAAGGCGCTCTCACATACATTGCCGTACTGTCATTCACCAATCGGATTGGATTATCGTCAAGAAGAACATTAGGTGCATCCGCATTCTTTAACATAAGTGTACCACCACCTAAGTTAAACTTGGCTCGTGCAATTCTCATCATGAGGTCTTGATCTTTTGCTTCAAACCAGTGAATACCATTCTGTGGTAAGAACAAAGATCCTGGTGAAGGCTGTGTTGACACAGTTCTTGCTGTAGAACCTAACACAGATTCACGAGTCTTCGCACTAAACAACTTATAGTTTGAAGATTGTGATGTGATCACAACTGCATAGTGAGTCCAAGGTTGTAAGAATACAGGCTCATCAAATACAAACGATGTTTCGCCACCTTGGATAACCGATAACGTAGGACTCAGACCAATCGCATTTATCTCACTAGGTGATTTAAATACATGTGAATCTGGAACTATATCATTATCAGAAGGTTTGCCATTTATAACAGGTCTGATATGAATAGAGATAGGCAGTGTATCATCTTTTGTCTGGAAAAACAACCCTATTTTCGCAAGGACTAGTCCAAACGGATTGTCCACATAGAACGTTTGTGCCATTGGATTCTGTGGTAAGTTTGTGGGTATAATTGCTGTGCCCGCAAACTGCTTGTTGTTGACATTCACATAATCCGATATGACTTGTCCCATCTCTCCATTGTATGTTGACAATGTAGAAATAGGAGTCGTGTCTGGTCCATATCTACCTGAGACTTGTGGTTTATACAAGCCAACACTGCCCGCAGATACCTCATTGACTGCTCTTCTGAGTTCTTTCTGGTTGAAAGCATTGGGAAACAGACCATAACCAGTTGATAATGGCCATGCATATGACATACCGCGTGTTGTAAGTATGTTTCGATATTTGTGCCACATCGCACCAAATACACTGTAGTATGTAAATGCTTTGCTGTCTGCGGCTGCCCAATCATTGACATTAATATCAAGCAGTTTAAACTCACGAATACCGGATCTGAACCTGAGATAGTTCTGAAGTACTCTACGTCTTTTGCCCTTCTTCGTCAAGTAATAAGATGGCTTTAGATTAGGAATGAAGAATGATCCTTCAACATTACCGTTGGCATCTGAGATCAAATCAGACGCAGTGTCGGGGTGACCTGTCAATGTGTTTTGAGTAAACAAGTTTCCGTTGTCGTCTGTTCTGTCAGAGAACTGAACAAAGGCTTCTTCTTTACACCATGCAGATACATCTTTGCCATCAAAAAACGGAGTGAACTTAGTGTTAGGCTTAAGACCTTGCGCCTTGAAGTAGACTTTACGTGATCTCATCCAAGGTATCAAAGCAAGATCAATATAACGTCTTCCCACTCGCATTCTTAATGTGTCGTTTTGAACAACTCTTCGTACAAATCCAAGAGTGTCTGTTCTACCACGTTCTGACGCATAAGGAGATATTGCGTTAACTGCGTCTCGCGAGGTAGTTGTGGGCTTTCCACATCTGCCTACAGTACCTCGAGACTGCCAAAGATCTTCGTCATTACGACCTTTCCAGTTCCACTGCCAGTTGTTCCACAAGAAGGCTTGCTTCACATCTAATTTACCAGCGCCTCTTAATGCTTTGATAGCATCTTCTTTTGAGTCTTTCCATTCATCAGATGAAGGAGATAATTTGATGACGCCTACATTGTCTACTCTTCCAAACGGATTTGGATTGACTGATCGTGAAGCGAGTGACTGAAACTTCCACTCATCTGAATCATATGAAAGATAAACATTGTCACCTTTCTTCAGAATACCAGGATCAGTACCAGGAATTGTGGGATTGACAGTACCATAGTTAGGCTCACAAATCAAACGAATGTTGTCTTCATTAGCCTTGGGTCTAATCAATTGATTTTCAGGATCAATTGATGCGGCATAGTCATCGTTCTCTGTATCAGAGCCAGTCTGATCATCGCCTAGATCTATAGAAAGACCCGCATCTGCTCGTTCTTCGCCCGCACTATCTAAACTAGGAGTATGGAACGCACGGAGTTCAGCAATATTGAACTCTGTATATGTTCTAAGATCATCTATCTTATTCTCTAGTTTGCCAATATCTGCCATAGTGTAATGCTTGTGTTCAATCGCACGAGTCTGAAGATCGTCTGCGTCTGCCGTATTTGCATTCATGAGAACCTGATATAACTCCATAGAGTTTTCAGGAGTAGGCTTTAATTGTGGATCACGCGACTGTTGACCCAAAAGCATTTGGATTTCGCCACTCTTTGTAGCGATCAACTTGTCAGCACGTGGTAACCAGTAATCAATTTTACCTAAAAATGCAGTGCCACTGCGAGGTAATGCCATGATGTTTGTAAAAACACCCGAAGATGATTTGTCTGGCCTTAAGTCTAAGTAGTTTCTCAGATCAATAACAGTACCGTCTGCTGTTGTATGCTCGGGTATATCTGCATATGTAGCACCAGCATATGATTCTGGAGAATAGAAACCACCCACACCACTGTGTGCCCAGTACGTATACTGAACCCATACATCACCGGGGTCTGTCTCACCTTCTTTTAATATCAGGCGACTGTAATCATAATAGTTGTCTCGCTGACCATCATCTAGAACAAATCGGTCGCTTACATCAATACCACCGGCAACTGTGCCTTTGGTAATCAGGGATACTTGTTGAACATCAGGAACACCAAGATCAACAACACCGTTAGTTACTGCATACGTAGCGGCAGTAGATGTCGTAAACGTCTTCGTCTTCTTGGCAGTCTCAGTGTCTTGAATGTAATAGATCAATCTATATTCTACGTTAGAGAGCCCCGTGATTGTCGCATCATAACTAGGCATTGCTTCGGTTACTGTTGGTGTAAATGCCGCTTCAGTACCATCAGTCTTGGCGATCAACCAGAATTCTTTGTCTGAGTATCTGCGAGGACCTGAGCCGTTACCCAACTGCGTCAATGAAAACGATCCTGTAGAGACAGTGAACGTTTGACTATACTGTGCAGTAGATAAGAATCCGCCATCGGCAGCGGCAGTTGACGTGGCTTTTAATCGTGGTCTGGCTGTAGGCATTAACAAGTCGTTGTCTGTTGCGCCATTCAAAAACGCATCAGTGCCTGTTTCGTTTCGTATCGCATACTTACCAGTAGCGGCAGGATCTTTGATTGATCGGAGTTTACCTAGATCACTATCGCCCAGCGATAATGCGGTGTTAAACGTAAAGTCAAACAAGTAGAGTTTAATGTTATCGCTCGCGGCATCAATCGCACGAACTCGTGTAGTACCAAGAAGTTCTGTTGCGTTTGTGTCTGAGTACATGTTGTGAACAGTACCAAGATCCAGTTCTGGCAAATCACGGGCACTGTCAAGAAGAACATAGTTACCGTAGATCACAGACACAGGCTCACCCGGAACACTTTCAAACGCTTGAGATCGTGGTATAATTAACTCAATAGGTGATGGATTGTCAACACGATATCCACTTACATAAGCAGTACCCGCACCGATAGTGACAGCCAAGTTCTCTGTGTCACCGTCTATCTCATCAAAGTCTAATGTGAAAGGATTAACAATGTAATCACCAGACTCTTCTTCTGTTCGCAGTGCCATAGCATCTGCAATCTTATTGTAAGAGTCCGACTCTTGAACTTCTTCTACAATTGTGCCATTTTCAACTCGTGCAAGAAAGACAAACGTGTCATCGGCAGCGAGGTCAGCCTTGTTAGTTAACTGAAGCGTAATTCTGTATCGGTCAGCGCCCGGGCTCGCGGTGTTAGGAGTATCGCCAGCATTGTCATAGAGTGCCGGACTGTCATTTACAGTGACCACTTCTTGAATGACTTTAAATCCAATATCACCCTCAAACGTAGCAGTGTAAGGAGATAATATGAGTGATTGAGGTTCTGAATATACAAATCGCCCGAGAACAAAAAACTCGCCTGCGTCTACTTCAAACCGTGTACTAAAACCTGTAGGAGTAAGTGCTGTAGCGGTCATTGTTTCAGAACGTCCAACAACACTTAGCGATTTACCTACACCTGAACTAAATCGTACAGGCTCGCTACTCAAAGGCTGGGATGCGCCATCTATGTACTGAATATACAATGTATTATCAGTGATGGGTGCAGACACAGTGCCTGAACCTGTCGCTTTGACTGCTATTACTCTTGCTCGGATATTCTCTGGGTTTTGTTGAATAACAGATCCAACAGGAATATCGGTAAAGGTTCCACTGGTCATTGTGACTTTCACAAAATCAGTGTCCGTTATACAGTCCATGTTACCCGCAGAAACAGCCACGCCTTCTTTGAACACATTTCGTCCAAATCTACCCATCTCTTGGTAGATCATAGTTTGAAGTTGTGTTAACTCTCTTGCTTGAAGTGCCCTTCCAGAGTTAAATAGTATCTGGTGATAATTGTCATCTTCTGTCCAATCGTCGTTGTACGTTCCAGATAATGTTGTACTACTAAATGTGCTTGCCATTTTTTATCCTAACTGAATAACTATTCTTATGTCTTCGGTTTGTGTGTCTGCTCTCGTAATACCTTCGGTAACAGTACCCAGACCAAGTGAGTTTACATTATTTATGTACAGTATTTCACCCGTATATGGATTGAATGTAGGTTCTACTTTAGCAACATATGTTGCTTCCACTGACGATGGTATCGTTTGTACTACCGAATTATTTGCTGGTGTTGGATCAACCGTCCATTCACCAAATCC